CTGCATTAAAGACAGAGAGGGCTCAATTAAATTCTGGATTTGAAAGTATATTTAGAAATAATAAAGAATATAGAGAGAAATTAGAACTGATGGAATTTACTGCCCTAGCAAATAATCAGGAAAATGTAGATTTAGGAGTTATAACAGAGGCAGAGGGTGCTGCTAATAAATTAGCTATTAATAAAGAACTTGCTGATGAACTAAATAAACTTGAAGATCAAAGGTTAGCAAAAATAAAAGAGGTTTACGGGCAAATATCCCAATCTATAATGGAAATTTCTTCTAATATGGCAGCTGTTGAGTCAGAAAGAGTTGAAAATGATGCAGAAAGAGCATCAACAATAGAGCAAGATAAGTTTGATAGACAACTTCAAATAGCAGAGAAGGCAGGTAAAGATACTGAGGGGATGAAGAAAAAGCATGATATTAAAATGAAGGCTATTGAAGAGCAAAAAAACAATGACCTTAGAGAGATTGCAAGAAAGCAATTTATGTTGAAAAAAACAAATGATTTAATTATGGCAACTATCAATGGTGCTTTAGCTATTACTAAGGTTACAGCACAAACAGGTATTGGTGCTATAGCTGCTGTGCCTATAACAGCTGCTTTGGTTGGTGCTCAAATAGGTGCTATAGCAAGTAGGCAATTTGTAGGACAGCAAGGAGGTATAACACCAGGAGTAACATCTGAAGGTAGTTTAGATAAATTTGCTAGTGGAGGGATGGTTAAAGGTCCAAGTCATAAAAATGGAGGTGTTAAGTTTGCTAGTGGAGGAAGAGTTGTTGAACTAGAGGGTGGTGAGGCTGTAATCAACAAAAGAAGTACCAAGATGTTTAAGCCTATGCTTTCTAAAATGAACTCACATAATGGATATGGAAAGAAATTTGCAGAGGGTGGATTAACACCTGGTATGCGTTCAACAATGGATTCAGCTAAAGATAATTGGACTGCAAATGATATTGCTGGATTAATTAGTGGATCTATAAACAATCAACAGGTTTTTGTAACAGAGTCAGATATATCTTCCTCACAATCAACTGTTGATATAATTGAAGGAAATGCTAGTATTTTTTAATATATTTTATACAAATTTGTAATATGAAAAACTTAATGAGATTATTTTGGCAATTAATTATAGGCAAGGGTGTAAATTTAGCATCTGATAGTTTATATAAAGAAAGAATCAATATATGTAGAGAGGATAAATGTGGAGTATATAAGAACCCAATGAAACTTAAACTTATAGAAAGATGTGGTGATTGCGGATGTTTTCTAAGGGTTAAAAATAGAATTGATGAATCTTATATTCACTGCCCTAAAAACTGGTGGTAATATGGCAAACAGTAAAGAAATAATTGATGAGTTCTTAAGTATAGTTTGGGGTGAGTCTGAAAAAAGGTGGGGAAAAGAATTTACAGTAAAGGATTTAGTGTACCACCTTGTTGAAAATGGAATCATTGCACCAAAAACACTTAGAAACTATATGATGTTTAAAGACTTTGATAAGTTTATTGTTGAAAATGATGGGCACATAGGAAATACTTTTATTGATGTTTCAATAAGACATCACCTTACAGAGAAACAATGTAGAAATATAATATATAAACAAAGATATAAAATTTCTAAAGACTATAATATTCAGAGATTAAAGGATTAATCATTCTTCTTTTTCATATTGCAGAATAGAATAGAACCTTCTTCAGTCCATATTTTCCTAGCAAAAACCGTATGAACATGAGAATCTTCTTCTAAAAGTGCGTCCATTAATCCTTTTAGCAGATTATCTATGTCTGGCTTTTGTTTATGATTTGAATTGAGCATTTCTTTCTTCTTCTTTTTACTCCAAGATTTAGGCATAGGTATATTAAAAACAGCACAAACCTCTTGCCCTAAAATAAAATCATTTTTGTTAGCCCATTTTACTATATCATCCTTATACTCCCAATATTTTAAAACTATAGGGCGTTTCTTCCAAGTATCTGATTTTGTCATTCTAGGCTTGGCTAATCCTTTTTTTGGGTACTTAATCATTTTGTCTCTAGTTTTAATGCCTTGTTAAAAGCAGTTGCTCTTTCCTCTTTAGTTTGCGTTAAAATTTCTAAGTTATAAGAGTCATCATAAACAACTCCAATAACTATTACCTCACCATCTTTCTCAATTTGATCTACAGTATCTTTTAAGTCAGACCTAATGAATAACCCACCTTTAGCGGGACCTTGTGCTTTTAAATCAACAAAAGCTCTAATGTTATCACTAGCATCTTCTATTTGCTTTAAGGCTTTATCTTTAGTTTTTTTTGTCATTTTCTTTTTTTTCTTGTTCTTTTGTTTTTAATATATAGTTATATTTCTCTAAACAATTTCTGTGAACCATAACTCCATCATCTGCTTTCCTATGTCCACAAGAACATCCTGTTAATGGATTCAAACACTGTGGGCATTTTTTCTTCTCAAAATTAGTCATCTTTATTCATTTTATTTTTCATTTTATCCATAATTGACTTTAATTTATCCTCAACATCTCCATGTATAAGCCTTCTGTATGTACCCCAATCTCCTGGCCAAACCTTAATGCCCTCTAATCTTCTTTTTTGCTTTTTATTATCCTCAGCTCTCCTTTTTTTATAATCCTCATAACTCTCGTTTTTTTCTCTTTTCATAGTGCCATATATTTTGTTCTAATTTATTCTTGTCCTCCTTGCCAATTAACCATAATAAAAATCTAATCATTTTCTCTTTGTATTTTTTCTAGTTCAAATTGTAAGTGAGCTATTGCTTTAGAAAGACATTCTACAGGACTATCATGTTTCCTATATGCTCGTAATATGTAAGTTGTGGCAGTTGCACAGTGGTAAGAAAGATTAAAGTTATCACAAACCTTTCTAGCCTCATAGCCATCTTTCCCTTTATAGTAAGAAGGAACTCTATTGTCTGTCAGATTATCTTCTGTACTTGTTGGTGTCCAACCATTTCTACCCTTCACTGTATAATGTTTATTATATTTAGTAATTTGTTTCTCCATATTGTCCTTCTATTTTTATGTTTTTAATTTCAATATTAACTTCCTTTTCATTTTTATTTATCTGCCTAAATATCCTACTCTTAATGTGCTCATATATTTCTTCATCATCTTTTGACAAGGCAAATGTATCTATTGTATCTGTTTTTATTTGAGTTTTAATATAGTTGCCCCTACCTTTATTTCTATATTCAAAATCAACTATCACTCTGTATATCGGCTTTCCCATCTAATTTGTCTAATAATTGTTGAGCTGTATATATTTGTAAGCTATCACTATAGGCTTTATAAATACAAGTAAAGTTTTCATCTTTAATTGTTTTTCCTTTATCCCAAGTCCAAAGTGTTTTGGCATTAGCATCAATTTGTTTTTTTAAAATCCATTTAATACTTTTATAAGCCATTTGACAAAATTAAGATTATTTTTTTAAATTTCATATATTATTTTAACAAGTTATTAATAACTCTTTGTATAACATCTACGGTGATAGTATTACCTAATTGTTTATATCTTTGAGTATCACTCACTCCTGCTGTGAAATTATCTGGAAACCCTTGTAGTCTTTCTGATTCAACACAAGTTAATCTTCTAATGTGCCCTGTGTTTTTGTGTATTCTATTTACACTAGTCGCCTCTGTTAAACAATTCATAACCTCTATGTTATGAGACCTCTCTCCTCCTAGTTCTGAAACTAATGCAGGTGATATGCCATTAACATCATAAACTCTATTTTGTTGGTATGGCTGAACACCTCCCGACTCTTTAGATGGATTTAATTGCTTTACAACTAAACTATCACACTGGTGTGTTGTTATTGAATTAGCGACATCATCTGATCTAATTTCTAACTGCTTTTTTCTCCCATCTTCTCTATCTTTATCTGGATTACTTGTTCTAGGAAAAGTACGCAAAGCACCACTTTTTACCTCAACAGCTTGGTTGCTCCCAGTGTCTAAGCAATATGATGTTCCATCTTCCTTCTCAAGATGTCCTACTCCACCCTTTCCTGTTTTACTACTTCTAGGGTATAAGCTATGAACAATGACTCTATCATCTTTAAAGCAAGGAGTATCTCCTCCAACCTTTAGTGTTTTACAAACTCCATCAGTTTGCATTGGTTTTCTTTCCATAAATTTACTTTTATAGATTCCATCAACCATCTTTTGACTTAAAAAATACTTTTCATCAACACTTTCCTCTAAAATGTCCTTTAGTTTTAGTTTTAAATGAGTTCCAGAAGGAAAGCTAAAATTATTATCCTCATCATCTCTTATGCCAACTATAAATATTCTTTCTCTATTTTGAGGAACACCAAAATCTCTTGTGTTAAGAACCTTATAGTGTATGTGATAACCCAAGTTTTCAAAAGGCATTAAAGAATACTGATTATTTTCTGTTTTAGCAATACAATCTATTATAGTTCTAAAAGTTTTACCATTATCATGACTAAGCAATCCCTTTACATTTTCAGCAATAAAATATCTAGGTTTATGTTCTCTTAAATATCTTAGGGCATCATAGAATAAAGTTCCTCTTGTATCATCAAAGCCACCTCTCCTACCAGCTAAACTAAATGCTTGGCAAGGAAACCCAAAGACTAATAAATCAACAGGAGGTGCTTTTTTCATATCTAAAGCAGTAACATCCTCATACATATTATTAGGAGTAAAATTCTTTAAATATGTTTCTCTTGCATATTTATCTATTTCACAGGCAAATTCTATTTCGTGAGGAATATCTAGGTTTAATAAAGCCTGTTCAGGACTTCCTATTCCACTAAAAAAAGTTCCAACTTTCAACTTAGGAAATGTCATAATCATCATCTTCTTGTGTTGCCATATAGCAAATATGAGCAGCGATTAATATATAAATTGGTAATAATTGTATTAACATATTACAATGTAACGATTATTTTTTGGTAATTCCAAATCTAAATCAAACTTTCTTGACTATCTTGCATATAAGACATATCATCTAAAGGTTCACCTATCTCACTATATCTTCCATTTTGAAGGTTATATTTAAACTGTGATTCACCCAACTCTCCTATATGTCTAAACTTAACCTTTTGAACTAAAACTCTAGTTAATTGTTGTTTAAAGTCTCTATATACAGTTATACCATTATCTACTTGATTGTAAAAATTAGCACTACCTGCTACATCATAAAGGGTTGGAATATCATACATCCCATTATCTTGTTTCTGCATTTTCCTTGGATGTGCTACTAGGAATATATGTATATCGTATTTTTGTTTAAATATTGTGAGCTTAGTCAAGAACTTATTTATAAAATTAGTTTCGTTTTCGCCTCCAATATTAGCATCAATCTTATTATATGGATCAATTATTAAAGCGTTTATACCATACCTTCTAATTAATCCTTTAGCAGCCTCAAGAATAGCATCTATTTTATATACATCTCCATCAGGTCTTATCCAATGGAAGTGTTCAGAAATAAAATTCTTAGCTAAATGCAATTCATTTTTAGTCATTCTATCATACCTAGTTATCTTTCTAAATGATTTACCTATAAGTTTTTCTGCTAATACTGAAAAGTGTAATTGCATAGGATAATGTTCTGGGCTAAACACTCCAAATTTCCAACCATGTTGAGCAGATAATCTCATTGCAAGATGTTCTAAAAAATTACTTTTACCATGAGTAGGTATTCCTGTTATTACAGTTAATTGAGATGAGGCAAAACTAAAAAGATTATCAAATGTATTATGCCCTACAATTGAGCCTCTATTTAAACCATTTTCATACAATAAATCAATATCTACATCAAAGTCATTAACACTCAACACACCTTCTAATGGATAGCTTTGTGCCCTATTAATACAATCTTTAACTACATCTTTATTGTGTTGAATTAACACATCATTTATATCTTTACATCCATCAGGATATGTAACTCTATAGCATATATCTCTACCAATTCTCCTTGATAATTCCTCTTGTAGTTTTTTACCAGGTTCATCATTATCAACTGCTA